ATAAGTCCATCCCTTGCTGTCTTAATCTTAATGCTGTGTCTCTAACGTATAACCCTGTTGCGAAAGCCATTACTAAGTCATCATTATAGTTGGTCTGTGCTTGAGCTTTACCGTTCTTCCATACAAAAACTCTCATCTCTTTTAATAAGCGTTGAGATTTAATAGTTACGGATCTTTCTCTAACATAGTCCATCATCTTAGCAATAACTAATGGTCTAGTTCTCATAGACATTGTGAAGCCGGGAGTAAGATTTCCTCTCTCCATTTTATTCATATACGTCTCTACAGTGTCTTGATCTGATTTAGATGAGTAGTAGAAATTTTGATAATCTCTTTCGATAATCTGTTCAATAGTAGACCATCCTATATTTGCATTCTCTACAACTAGTAATGCGTTATTGTACTCTGTTGCTACTCCTACTAATAAGTTACCATATTCCTTAGGAGGTACCTTGCTCTTAAATTCAGCGACTTGTGATGCTGATTCGATATCAAATACATGGAATGCGGAGAAATCCTGTCCGTCACCTCTAGCAACATCAGCAACAACCATATAACTCTTAGTATAGTCTGGGTACTCCCATATCCAGTAGTCACCGCTTACTCCTCGTTTTTCAATAGGATCGTTTTGAGCTGTTGTTTCGTAGAAGATTAAGTCTTCAGGTTCAAATACCGTATCACCGGAAGATAGAAAATCACAGTCACACTCTTGAGCAGCCATCCTAGGACCTAGGTCAGCATCTTGTAGATCTCTCCACATTTGATTTCTTTCAGGGTGAACAGTCCACGGTAGTCTGATCGGGATAAAACTATTCTCACCAGTTTCGGCTTTTTCCCAGGTCTGATGAAACCAGTTACCGATTCCGTTGGGAGTTGATAGAGCCATACACTGACCACCTGTTGCAAGGGTCTGTTGTGCTGATGCGAAGGTTTCGTCTATGTTGTCGATAAATGCAGCTTCATCTATTATAAGTAAAGATACAGCTTCTGAACGAGCAGCATCTGAGTTAGATGATTTGGCTGATATTCTTGAGCCGTTTTTTAATCTTAACGATAGTTTGTTCTTTTCTACTGCCTTTAACTGTAACCAGCTTGGTAACTGTTCGTACATAAATTGTACTTTAGTTACAAGGTTCCTAGCTGTAGCTTGAGTAGTTGCTAATGCGAGTACGTTCTTATCTTTGTGGAAGATCATCAACCATAAACTGTATCCAGCTGCTAAAGTAGATATACCTAGCTGTCTTGATTTAAGAGTAATTAAGTATTGATGATCTTTAAATAAGTGTAATACCTTATCTTGGAAAGGATATAAGTTAAATAAGATACGTCCTCTCTGAGGATGTTGAATGTAGCAATACTTGCGCATAAAATATGCAGGATCCTTTGCACACTTAGCGTATTCTTGTATTACTATTTTTTTTACGTCGTGCTGGCTCATTTACCTATCTTCCAAAATACTTTGAAAGTATAGATAGGTACAAGCTCTTGATTGATACCTACCCCTATACCGTAAGCGTTTCTCTTCTTACCTTTGTATAGTAACTCTCCGTTGATAAAATCTAATTGAGTAGGTTGTCCAGTTAACGAAATACCGCCGTAAAATTCCCTCCTGTTGAGGTAAACAGTATTAGTAATTGTAGTTGTTGGGATGAAAATGTTGGATTGTACATCTCTCATTGAGATTAAGTTACGAGTGATAGTATCATTTATCACTATAGAACCTAATGTATCTATCTGAATAGTATCAGTATAGAAGTATTTTGCATAATAGTCCTTTAGTACTGAAACTGTGTCGATAGGTATTGAAAAGGTGTCTATATTTACTACTAACCTTTCTACGATCTTAGGAATGTATTCAGTCTTAGCAACTTCTACGGTATCCCATTTAGTTACAACCTCTGTTTTTACAATCTCTTCTGTAATAGGTTTTGTTCTACGGCATTGTGTTAGCCATAAGAGACATACCCCTAATATTAAGATTACAATATGTTCGAATTTAAAACCTCTCATTATATATAAATATATACCTTTTATTTTTTCCTGTAATCACACATAATATGTGATGGGTACAGCTTTCCTTGTTTGTTTCGAATATTGATTTTGAATTTATATTTTTCAGATTCAAATACAATATCTATTCTTTTACCTTTACCTGTTTTTCCTCCATACTGTATTTCTATACCAGAAGTAGGTTGTGATGCTGCTTTATTATATTCGTCTCCTACGAAGAAAAATTCAGTCGTTCTACCTCCTTTTAGCATATAGTAACCTGTACCTATACCGCTTTCTACTAATCTGAATAGTTTCTCTTTGTCGTAGTCAGTAGTAACTTTATGGTATTGTGAAAAGTCAGGACCGGATCCATCTTCTTTGTATTCATTAAATACTCTACAAAATAGTTCATTGTCGATACCAAAAGTATCTAAAAGGGATACGCCGTTCGGAGTGTCTATCTTACCATCGGAGAAATCATCTTTTGGGAAAACAGTCACAGCAACTCCGGAGTTAAAGAATGTTAGAGTTCCTCCGAATTTTAGAGAAAGGTATATTGTTTCTGATCCTTTGAGAATCGTTAAGTCAGTAAGTGTTGCAGCTAAATTCTCTTCTGCGAATCCTACGATCGGACCTTTCTCTGTAAACTCTAAGGGCCTTCTCTTATTTTCTCCGCCTTCACTCTTAACACTGAAGTTAGTAGGAGTTAGTGAGAATTCTCTTATGATTGATTTAGTAAGTTCAGAATGTATGTATTCTTCAGTTCCTGCTTTATAGTTGTTTAAGTCTTGAGCAATCTCTTCCTCAAACTTTAAACCTTTGCTGTTAACGCCTCTACCACCTCTTGAACCTTCTCCAAAACTAATGGAAAGACCGTTCCATCTGATAAGTTCGTTAGGATCCTCTATTTCAATCCCTAGCTCGTTTTCTAGATGCTCTATAAAGTCTCTATTATTCTTTAAGGCTCTTGTTATTTTAGGGCTATTTTTCTTAACAGGATCCAGTGCTATTGGATCTTCTATCTTTAATCCAGGGAAGGATTTTACTATTTTAAATAGTTCTGCTACCTTGGGATTGCTTATCTGTTCAACAGAGGTAGGGAATTCGGTATAAGCTTCAGTTAGATCTATACCGAAAACTTCTCTTAAGATTTTAAGATCATCTTCGTTAGTGAGATCAGGATAACCTTTTTCTGTTCTCCATGACCACTCTTGTATGAGTTTATCTAGTATATCCATTTGTTATGACTCTACGCCTGCGAATACATCTTCTTCGCCGCTTGCTGCTGGGGTTTCTGCTCCAGTATCAGCTCCTACATCTGTACCTGCTTCTGCTCCAGGAAACTCTCCTCCGCCACCTTCGGCACCAAATACATCTTCTCCAGAAGTATCATCGGCAAATTGATCTGTTATAGGTCCTGATGCTAACATATGTCCGATCTTATCTAAACATTGTTGGTATTCTGATACGTTTGTTAAGTAGTAACGTTTACCTTCTACAGTAGCTTGAAAGCCTTTACCCATCCACTTTAATTGGAAGTCTTGGCCGTTTTTAAACTCTACTTTAAATGTAGATGGTTTAGGAGACATCCATCCAATCTTTTCCACAAACTCTTCGAATTCAGGAGTCATTAAATGCACTAAGGTCTTCTTTAATGTTGGAAACTTAGCTAAGATCTCCGGGGTTGGATCAGTAACTTCGTCTTCTGCTGCTTCTACTTCTTCAGTATCAGCAAATTCAGTATCAGGAGTTTCTTCCGGTACCTCTTCATCGCCTTCAGCTTCAAAGAGTAAGCCTGTTGCTAATACTTCGTAGTAAGCTTCTTCGATAATATCTTTTAACTCTTGCTTATTCATCTTATCTTACTCTACAGTGATCTTGTCCTGTTAAAAAAGGTTTTTTGCATTCAGTACCTTTGACGTGTGTTCTACCACACTTACCACAACAAGTAGCTTTATTTTCAGCTAATACTTCGCTAATTGCTGCGATTGCTTTTTTATAAGCATCCACATCGTTAATTTTTCTCTTACCGTCTACTCTTGAAATAACACCTTTCTTCTCTAATGCAGCAAGAACAGGATCTAATTTTTTCTTAAAAGCTGCTTTTGCTTGATCTGCTGATGATTGTGCTACAAAGCCTTTTTCTTTCTTAGCATCCTTCTTAGAGAATTTTGAATCATCAATCTCTTCTTCTTCGTTTACGCCAGGTTGTTTGTTTTCGAAGTCTTTCTTAGTAACTAAATTCTCTTTTCCGTCTTCAAATTTTAATCTAATGTAATCTCCTTCTTCTCCTACTACTGCGGCTAGTCTACTGCCGAACATAACCTCTTTTCCAACTAGTGCTTGATAATCTCTAGCTTCGTCTAAATCTTCTTCAGAGTGTCCGTCTACTGCTGCATCAATGTGTGGCTTCATAGCTTCAAATTCTAAGTAATGAGTAGCTTTGGACATATACTCTCTAGCCATCATTACCTTGTGTTGCCACCAGTTAGGAAAATCTACATGATCTTCCATTTGTTCGTAGTGATGAAGTAACTTATAAAGTTTAGCAGCATACTCAGCGGTATCAAAAGCAAACTGTTTTAACATACCGGGTTCATCATCAACATGACCTACTGAGAGTGTTTCATTTGTTGGAACTTCGATCTCTTCACCGTCTGTAGCCTGATCTAAAGCCTTTTTAACTGCTGGTTTAACAGATGACGGGATACTTGGGTCTTTAGCGACGTCTTGCTGCTGTTGCATCTTTTTTGCTTTTGATGCAATAATAGTTTTCTCTGCTAATACTTCTTGAATAGCTTCTGAAATGACTTCTTTATTGAAAGATACGGCCATGATTATATTGTTTCTTTATAAATAGCGATTAATCGTGGTAGTTAATAAATCTACGCAAAGCCTTAGCTTTGGTACTACCTTTGTCTTTCATGCTACTTAGTTTCTGTCTTACTTTTGATATCTTGATCTTACCATCTTCTCCTTTTAAACTAGAGTCTTTAGATAAGATGCCTGGGTTCATTGCTTTATGAACATCTTTAGCTTCTTGCATCTCTGCAAGTACCTCTTTAATAATCTCTGTTAGTCTTTCTCTAGTCATAGCTGTATAATGGAAACTACAAAAACATTATATTTGATTTCCTACATCCCCTGACGTAGTTCTTCTTCGGTAAAAACGGAGTAGGAAATTTCATCAGCTATTTTTATTGATCTCTTTTCCTGCTTTAACAGCATCTTTATGAGCTTTAGAGTTTTTGTGAGCTGGTTTTTCACCTCTAGCTCTTTTAGCTCTAATATTAGCCCATAATCCAGGCTTCTCTTCAGCAAGAACTTCTTCGATAAGCTCTCGCATAAAAGCGTATATATCGCTCTTAGTTTTTTTCTTGTTGAAAGAATCCTTCGTCATCTAAATTTATTTTTATCACCAAGTCACCTTCTCCTTTAATAACTCGGTGCCATTCGTGCCTTTCTATAAATAGCATATCTCCAGGCTCTAAACGATGAGGTAACTCATTGTCGTATTGAAAGCCCCAGTCTTTACCACATTCTAAGACTGTTATCCATCTATCTTCATCATCCTGATGCCATTTAAGCTCTTCAGGATCTACATCGGAAGAAAAGCTCCTTATTATACAGTCCTTAGTTACCGAAAGATTCCGGTAAGGTCTACCAGTACCCTCCAAAGCTTGATTTAAGTCCGAGTAAACTTGCATATCTTGGTAATCGGCAAGACCAGTATCCTGCTTTAGTTTTATCTTTTTTAGCTGGGCAGTTGTGACGGTCTGAGAATGCTTTGCGAGCTTTAGCGTTATTGATCTTAGCTGTTAATCCTCCTTTAGCATCTCCAAAGTTTACTACTACAACGTTTCCTTTATCGTTCTTAGTGTATACTTTGTACTTTTTAGGACCAGAGCTTCTCATTGGCTTGTTGAGCTTAACCTCTTTACCTTTATATTTTGCTTCAGTCATTCCCATGCTATTACGAAGCTTTTCTCGAACACCTGGGTTTTTCTCAAAAAAGTTTAAAAAGTACTTGGCAGCTTTGTGAGCTGGTGCTGATAGGTCTTTCATGTAATAGTGTACATCCTCTTCAGTCTTACTCACAATATCTTTTAATACTCTAAACCAAGTAGCAAAATATTTAGGTTCGTAATCAACATATTCACTAAGAGCTTCTGCAATAGTTTCTTTAGAATCTTCCTGATAGATGGTTAAATCTACTACCCATACATCTATGTTTTCAGTTTGAATCTCTCTAAAAGTATCTTGACCGGCTAAAATAACGTATTTCTTATTACCTTCTAACATAAACTCTGCTAAGATAGGCATTACTTTAGAAACGTCAGCGTCTGGGTTCATATCTTCTTCTGATAAGTACTGTGATATTGATGCAGCTCCTACTGTGTATGCAGCTCCGCCTGCTGCTTTACCTTTGCTAGCCATGTCTAACCATGCGTTATATGGCTCCATATTTTTCTTTCTAGCTTCTTTTTCAACGATACCCCTAATAAACTCATCTTGTTTAGCAGTATTCCATGCTTGAGTATATTCTGTGGTTTGAGGTTCAGTGACAACTACTGCTTCGGTGATCATCGGAAAATCTAGAGGTACTCTCTTACCTTCAAACTCTCCATACTCTCCTACCTCAGTTTCGAATAAAAGTTCTGTATCCTCCAAACATAATTCCGTAAGGATGCCTTTATTCATTAAATGACGTGCTTGTTTAATAGTAGAGAAGTATGCTTCTGAACCTGGGCGGTATACATTTTCATATAACGGGGTTCTAGTATCAAGATGGTACTTCAATCCTTCCGTTAATACTTCTGTTAGTTTAGATTCTGTTAAAAGCATAGAGAATTTCTTTATAAATAGTTACTCCATATGCTTCTTAAGGTGCTTAAGGTACTCATTCATACCGGTAAGCAGTTCTTGTTTTTGCTTCTGAGTATTGTTTTTCCAGTCTTCTACGTCGCCTTCCTCAGTTACATAAGTCATAGACTCTGTAAGGGTGTCTTGTACCCATTGTTCTAATCCATCAGCCCAAGCTTCCATATTACCTCTCATCATAGTCTTCTCATACTTCTCGTATAATCCAGCTTTTCGCAAGTCTGCCTCCATTTCAATGGTACAGTCGAAACAAAAACCGTGAATTTTATACATCTTCTTAG